ATTGAGAGTAAGCCTGCTCTAGCCGAATTAATCAAACGTCACTTTCCTGATATGCGTAGAACACTAAACGAACTCCAGAGATATTCATCTGGTGGAGTTATCGACAAGGGTGTTCTAGCAAGAATTGGTGAAGCCAATATTGACAGTTTGATGTTGTTGTTAAAGGATAAAGACTTTACTGGTATGAGACAATGGGTTGTCGACCATATTGATACAGATCCCATTGCTATCTATCGCCAGATTTACGACCAGATGCATCGGTTTTTACTACCGCAGAGCATCCCACCGGTAGTCCTCTTGATTGCGGACTATCAATATAAACAGGCTTTCGTGCAGGATGCAGAAATTAACTTAGTCGCCTTTTTAACTGAGGTGATGGTAGAAGTGGAGTGGAAAAATGAGTAATACATTTAACAAAATACTTTATGATCATAAAATTGATAAATGGATGGATGACCGAGGCATTACCGAAAATGGAACTGCTATGGGTCAAGCCATTAAAACTTTAGAGGAAACTGCTGAACTCCTTGATGCTATAAATCATAATAATGAAGCAGACATTATGGATGCTGTTGGAGATATATACGTAACTTTACGGGGCGTATGTAAAGTGAGTAATATTAAACTTGACAAATGTATTGAAAATGCGTATAATGAAATTAAAGATCGTAAAGGTCATTTGACAACTCAAGGAACATTTGTAAAGGAGGAGTAAATGAGTAAAGAATTTTTTCCAATAGTAACAGAGAAAAAAGCAAGAAAAATTATCGACAAAGGTGGAGATGTGGTGATTATACATACGAGAGATTCGTGTCCTGTATGTGACCATTTTTTACCAGAAGTGTTGAAACCAATTTTTGCAAAAGACAAATATAAAAATATTCAAATTTATCAAATGACGGAGAATATGTTCTTTCCAGTCGGGTCTCATCCAATAACATATTTCTTTAAAAATGGACGTTGTATTCAGCATCCCGCTGGTCAGACCACTATTGATATTGTTGAAAATTTATTAGATACATTTTATCTTGGTAAACCACCAATGAAACCACCAATTTTAGAAATCAATACGGATAAGCCCAATGGCTGATTTGTTTAAAGAAATTCTACCCGATATCAACTATGGACATACGAATTTAATTCGTACGGGTGATATGGATGAAGCAGAATTCGGAGGAAATTCTTTCATCCTTAATCGAGCCTTGAGTATGAATGTTGATACCATTTTGTATGTAAATGAAATGAATGTCAATTGGCAGTTAGACCCTTTACTTCAATATGACTATTATATAAATAGTTTAAGAAAAAAGAAACGATGGTCTAAATGGGCTAAAGCGACTGCACCATCATCGGATCTTGAACTCATTAAAGAGTATTATAATTATAATGAACAAAGGGCTAGGGAAGTTTTAGACCTTCTCTCTGAATCTGAAATTCAGAAACTTCGCCTCAAATTATCTAAAGGCGGTACTGATGACATTGCAACCTCGAGGAAAACACAATGAAGATGATTATGTTGTAGATTGGTCTCCCTCCGATATGGTAGAAATTAGATTCAAGGAAGATGACGATTTTTTGAAGATAAAAGAAACTCTTACTCGAATGGGAGTAGCATCTAATAGAGATAAAATTTTATATCAATCTACCCATATACTTCACAAACAGGGACAGTATTATATTGTCCACTTCAAAGAATTATTCGCTTTAGATGGTAAACCTACTAACTTAACTAAAGTAGACATTGAAAGACGAAATGCTATTGTTAATTTACTTCAAGAATGGAAGTTATTAACAATCGTAAAACCTGACCTTCTAGTTCCGATGGGAAATGTTGGTCAATTTAAGATTATATCTTTTAAAGATAAAGTTGATTGGCAACTTGTACCCAAGTATAATATAGGAGTCAAATATTAAAGGATTATTATATAATGAATAAATTTGCTAAAAAATTCTCGCTTCCCCACAACGACATTTTAAAATCAGTAATGGATGGTCCTGACAATTTTGTCAGGTATGATACTCATCCAGCAGATGATGAGAATTTTTTCTATACTATTATTAATAATTCTGATCAATCTTTCCGAGATGAAATAGCCGATATTTACTTCGGTAAATCTTTCCATTACAAATTCGCTGGCACTAATAGGCGTTACGGCGATGTTATGGGTAAGGAAGCTACCGACAAACAAGTCGATAATCTCTTTAAAATACAAGAGAAATACGATATCCCCATTTCTCTTACAATCAATCAAGAAATTCATCCTACAGAAATTCTAGTGAATGATTTCATTCGGAATAACTTCATCAAATTTATTGGAGAGTTATACGAACGTGGTCTGAGAATGTGTACTATTGGCAATATTCATTTGATGGGAACAGGACATTTACAACAGAATTTTCCAGATATGAAATGGAAAAATACAGTTAATCATATAGTATCGAATGTTCAACAAATGGTTGACTTGCATTGTTTGGGTTATGATTTAATACAACTTGATAGGTCGCTTAATAGAAATTTATCTGAATTAAAGCGAATGTCAAAAGTGGCAAAAACCAGAGGAATTACAACTTATCTTTTAGCAACCGAAGGATGTATGCCGTTTTGTCCATTCAAGGAAGAACACGATATTGTTCAGCCGTGGGTCGGCTCGACTCAAGGTAAAAATTATTTCACAACTCTAGCAGATATATCCTGTAACAAATGGAGATTTGATGATACTCATAAGGCTCAACTACCTCGAATTGGAACCTCTTGTGTATGGGATACTAACGAACGGTTCGATATGTACAACGAGTTAGTTGATGTTTTTAAATTTAGTGGTCGTCTCCATCACCCATTTGCCGGTTCAAAACCAGAATCATATGCTTGTTGGTCATATGTTCATAAAGAGGATATTTTTTGTGCTAAATCGTTTAAGGATCTCTATGATTCAGGTATTGGATTTCTAAGTGATTGGAGTGGTCTTGGATATGTAACTACACCTACCGAAGAATATGTGGAAAAATATTTCATTCATTATCCTGACAATAAAAAAAGGGCAGAAAAATACTTTGGAAAATTAGAACATCCATACAATACTGAAGCGGGAGCCAAAATGTGTAAGGCTCTCCCAAATTGTAAGAATCAATGTTGGAATTGTCATCTATGTGAAGATGCCTATGATCTTGAACATTTTGATTCTTTAGCCCAAATTAACAGAACGCCTTCTTCTGGATATGTAGAAGTAAACGTATAAATAGTATACATAATTGTAAATTGGAGAAACACAAATGGCAGATATAGATACAGCAGAAGGTAATATTGAGGAAGCAGAGTTTGATTGGGGATTTTCCTTTTCTGATACAGACGAAGCTGATAGCGCCACTGTTGTTAAGGAAACGACACAAGCAGTAGCGGCCGATTTAGGACCTATTTCACAAAAACTAGATGCTATCATAGCATTAATTCCTACAGAGGGAGTGACTAACACTTCTGAAGTAGATGTTGATTTGAGTGGGCTTGAAAATAAACTAGATCAAATTATTGCACTCGAAAAAGTTGATGCTCTTACCGCCGGTGATATGCCAGACTTGTCTCCTCTCGAAGATAAACTGGATGTGATTGTAGGAAATCAGGTTAAGATTCTTGCTAAAGAAACCACAGTTAATGCCCCGGAAGTGAATGTAGATTTGAGTAGCATTACCGATAAATTGGATACGATTGAGACTCAAGTAAATGAAGTTCGAGAGTTAGATTTTGATGGTGACGGACAAGTAGATTTCGGTGATATCAATAACAATCTAGCCGACCTACTGTCACGGCAAGAGGCTGCGGAAACTGAACTGGAAGCAAAGAAGGTTGAGTTTGAAGAATATAAAACTAAGAAACTTAAAGCATTGGAGAAATTAATAATTCCATTGCTGAAAAATTTAAAGAGTAATCCTGACAAAGCGTATATTCACTGGCCGGGCCGAGCACCAGTACTAGATGCCCAAATAAGTAAAATTCTTTCTTTAACTAGATAATGGCATATTCAAAAGAAGTATTAGAACATTTTGATAATCCCAAAAATATTGGAAGTTTTGATAAAAGCGATCCAACTGTTGGAACAGGACTTGTGGGAGCACCAGAATGTGGTGATGTAATGAAACTACAAATAAAGGTAGATGAAAATGAAAATATTATTGACGCCAAATTTAAGACTTTTGGTTGCGGATCTGCAATTGCAAGTTCTTCGCTTGCGACTGAATGGATCAAGGGTAAATCTTTGGATGAAGCACATAAGATTCAAAATACAGTCATCGTGGAAGAACTTTCTCTTCCCCCTGTCAAAATTCATTGCTCTGTATTGGCGGAAGATGCTATTAAAGGAGCAATCGCAGATTATAGGAACAAAAACGGAATTAACAGTTGAAGAAAAATATTGAAGATTATGTTTTTCACAAAAAGAATTTTTTAGAAGATGAATATTGTGAAAAAAGTATAAATGAATTGAAAGAATGTAAGTGGGTTAAACACGATTGGTACACGCCTACTCCATCACTTCCGGCATTTCAGAATTTGCCTCCAGTTGGAAGAGACAATGAAGGAGAAGTTATTGATATGGAAACGGGCGTAGCCGAGAAAAAGTTAGAAGAAATAAATGATTTTATAATAGAAGAATTACGAAAAGAATTACAGGCATATCTTGAACGATTGAATTTTTATTGGTTCAGTGGATGGGAAGGATATACTGGAATAAAATTTATACGATATCTTCCCGGACAGGAAATGAAAGTTCATTGTGATCATATTCATTCTATGTTTGATGGAGAAAGAAAAGGAATACCGATTCTTTCTATTATAGGATATTTTAATGATGATTATGAAGGCGGTGAAACCTTTATGTTTGATGACAAAAACGGTGAAAAAATAGATACAGAGAAAGGAGACTTGTTAGTATTTCCTTCTTGTTTTCTGTATCCTCATTATGTTACTCCGGTGACAAAAGGAGTTAGATATTCTTATGTTAGCTGGGTGTGGTAACAATGGAATAAGAGAGTAGTTGGGCAAACGACACTAAAGCCAGGAACGGGGGACGGACCCTACTACTGAGTGCGAGTAAGTGACCCTACCTAGATGAAGTTAAGAAGCCCCTCCAATAAGACCGTCGGTACGTGCCACTGGGTGAGGGAGTAGATGTATTTTTGCTAATCGGGCCGCGAGAGGCCACGCAAGAATCGTCTTACGGGATAGTCTAGGCTCTACCCAACTACTCTCTTTTATTATGACACAATACATATAAAAATAATGGCTAAGTCTACGTGGAATAAAATTCAAAAAAAATCTAAAACAATACCTAAACGAACTTCGATAGGAAAATCTAAAAATTCTAGACCAACAAACAAATACAAAAGAAAGAGCTGGAAAAAATATAGAGGGCAAGGGAGTTGATGATTGATAAAAATACTGTATTAATAAGTGTAGTAGATGGTAAGATGTGTATCAACGGTAAAACTTTTGAACATTCCGAACTACGTGAATCAAAAGAATATTTACAGAGTATAGGTGGAAAAGAGGCCGCATTCTATCCTGAGGACGAAGAAGAGATAGATGAACTTACCGAAATAGTTACAAAGATGGGTGAATTATCACCAGAATTTACTGAAGATGAAGTATCATCTTATTATCTAAATTAAGTGGAAGAAATAGCCGGTAACAGATTAGTATGGTTACACATTCAGAGAGAGAATCAACGGATGATTCTTGATCCATTAGGTTATGATGCTATCAAAGACATAGATGAGATACACAGTAGAAATAGAAGAAAGACTGATGATCCATACATTAAAGCGACCAGTGCGAAAATGAAACACCGCTTTCCTAAAATTGATGATTCAGAGAGACGGTGAAGGATGTGTATGATAAGGAATTTTATAACAAATATGGATGGGCTAGTTGTTTTGAATGTGATAAAATATTTACTGATTTGAATAAACTTGCTGTCCATCAAGAAAAACATCTTATAGAGGAAAATGTACCAGTATTCAGCAAAATTGAAAAGAGTGGTTGACGGAGATACTGTCGATGCTTACATTGATTTAGGATTTAATGTTCACGTTGATAAACGAATCAGATTTATGGGTATTGATACTCCCGAATCTCGTACCCGAGACCTCACAGAAAAGAGATATGGTCTTGGTGCAAAATACCGATTGATAGAAATGCTAGAAGAAAATGACAATATATTTGTTGTTAAATCTCACGGTACAGGTAAATTTGGACGTGTACTCGGAGAGCTATTTCACCATCCCGAATCAGAATTAAGTATTAATCAAATGTTAATAGACGAAGGACACGCAGTAGCATACTTCGGTGGATCTAAACAAGAAGTCAAGGACGCACTACTGGAAGCACGAGACAAATCAAAAGAATATGTAGAAAAGCACATAGAACCACTTTAGTGGTTAAATTGAATTGAGAATTATATTATGAAAGATTCTGTAGTATTAGATATTGAGACTCTAGGAAGTGTCAATAATTGCGTAGTTTTATCAGTTGGTATGGTCGCAGTTGACTCTACCAAAGATTATACATTTGACGAATTGATTGAAAATGGCTATTATGCCAAACTCGATGTCAAGAGTCAAGTCGATGCTGGTAGAAAAATCTACAAAGATACTCTTGAATGGTGGGATCAACAAGGTAAAGCCGCACAACATATTCTAAAACCCTCCCCAAAAGATATGCACTGGTCGAAGTTGCGAGAAAATATGATTTCGTGGCTGGGCGAACAAGGTGTAGATACTCATACGGTAAAATGCTATTCACGAGGTTCCCACTTCGATTTTGGTATTTTACACGACCTCTTTCGCATTACAGAAGGTTGCGAACCAACCGAACTCCCCTGGCGTTTCTGGAATATTCACGATTCAAAAACAGTTGTATTAACATTACTCGGTCGTGATGTCTGGGATATGGGCGTAGAGCCTGAAGGATTTATTCATCACGATTGTTTACACGATGCCGCGAGGGAATATTTAACAATACAAAAAGCACTTTATACGTTTCAAGATACAATTGGACCATCCGAAGACATTCCTTTCTAATGAAAAAATTAACAGATTTCGTCAGGATATATGACAATAATTTATCAGCAGAATTTTGTGAAAGAATTATAACTGCCTTTGAAACTGATAAAGAACATCATATAAAGTCAACAATAGGTATTCCACGTACTCCAGATCCTGAGTTTCGTAATGCAATTGAAATGAATTGTACGAAACGGTCTATGGAATCTGGTCGATGGGCTGCCATAATGGGCGTATTGAATAAACACGCCTCTTCCTCATTTAAACGATATAAAGCTGATTTAAACGTAAGTGGATATCCAGAGTCACATTTTTTCAACTCGGTAACTCTTGAACAATGGAGAATGCACAGATATGATCCTGGTATACATTTTTATAAAGAACATATTGATGCCATTGACGTACATACATCCAAACGGATGCTTCAGATGTTGTATTATCTCAATACAGTGGAAGAAGGAGGAGAAACTTGGTTTAAATCTATTGACTTAAAAGTAAAACCCGTAGCAGGTAAACTAGCAATCACTCCGTCTTGGTTTGGTTATCCTCATTCTGCTATTACGCCTATAAGTAATACGAAGTATATGATTAAAACATATTTACATTATCCAGGAGAACACAATGGCGATAACTGAATTAAAAATATTTAAGTATGAATGTGACAAATGTTTACACGATTGGACGATGATTAATCCTGGTAAAGATTGGAGAACTTTAGAAGATGCTGGATATTTTTGTCCATATTGTGGTAAGAAACAATTACCTGATGGTATGACTTTGCCTTATGTAGATGATAATACTCCAAGAAAAGAGTTGGATGAAGCAACTCGAATGCCAATGTCGGCACCGATAAAATTAAAAACTGGAGAATTGCCTAGATTTGCTACTGATGAAGAAGCTGGTTTTAAGGAGACAAGGACCGCTCCTGTCATTACACAGAAACAGGGAGAAAAATCAACCAAGCAACTGAACGCAGAAGATAGAATGACACACCTAAGATGTACTGATGGTGGATGGTGGAATCCGATTACAAAACAATGCCAAGGTGAAGGTGTTGGTCATAATGTGGAAGAACTTGACAATGACCCTGACTTGTAGTATAATAGTTATATTATGAGATTCTATACTTATGTTGGTACACTTAGCAATAAAGTTCTTGTTCGAGGCGTGAATGCCGAAACAGGTAACGACTTCATTAGACGAGAAGACTTTCAACCTACGATGTTTGTTGAAGGTAAGAAGGGTGAGACTTCCTTTCGCACGTTAGATGACAAGCCTGTCTATAAGATATCGCCTGGGAATATCAAACAAACCCGAGAGTTTATCAGGCAATATGAAAATGTTGAAGGATTTGGTATTCACGGAAATGATAATTTCACACTACAATATACTTGTAAAGAATGGAAAGGAGATGTTGATTACGATATCTCCAAAATTCGCATTTGGAATTTAGATATTGAAGTCGAATCCGAAAAAGGATTTCCTCAACCTGATAAAGCAATGGCGGTAGTTAATGCTATCACCGTATATGATTCTATCGAAGATATCTATTTTACTTGGGGTCTTGGACCTTGGGAGAACCATCGAGATGATATTCGATGTGAATATTTTCAGATGGATACCGAAGAAGAATTGCTTCAACATTTCCTTGAGCTATATCAAAAATCCCCACCACATATTTTAACAGGATGGAATATCGAGCATTTCGATATTCCATATTTGATTAATCGATTAACTCGGCTGTTCGGTCAGAAAGAAGCAAAACGACTTTCCCCATTCGGATGGATTAAAGAACGGACTGTCACTCAAAAATATTTTAAAGAATCTGTAGTATACGATATTTATGGCGTTTCTACTATGGATTATATGAGACTCTATAAGAAATTTGCAGTCGGAGGGATAGCAGAATCTTATCGATTAAATCATATTGCCCAAGTTGAATTGGGAGAGCGTAAGATTTCATACGAAGAAGCTGGTTCATTATTCAAACTTGCCCGAACAGACCATCAAAAGTTTATTGACTATAATATCAAAGATGTTGAATTGGTTCAACGAATCGATGATAAGTTAAAACTGATTGATTTGGGTATAACAATGGCTTATGATGCTAAAGTTAATTTTGTGGATGTATTCGGTACAGTTAATATCTGGGATGCAATTATCTACGACCATTTGAGAAAAGAGGATATAGTAGGTCCTACGAAAACTTCCCACTCAAAAGAACGAACTTTCACGGGAGCATATGTTAAAGAACCAATCGCTGGTTTTCACGATTGGGTAGTATCGTTTGATTTGAATTCTCTATATCCACATTTGATTATGCAATACAATATCAGTCCAGAAACCATCGTCGGTCATAACTCTGATGTTGATATAGATAACCTATTGAGCAAAGAAGCAGACTTATCGGACATTCATAAGAAAGGATATACTGTTACTCCTAATGGAACAATATATCGAAAAGATAAGAGAGGATTTCTTCCGACTTTAATGGAGAAAATCTATGCTGACCGTGTAGTCTATAAGAAGAAAATGCTGGACGCTCAACAACGAAAAGAAGAGGGTGAAGATACCGACAACGAAATATCAAAGTATCTTAATATTCAGATGGCTAAAAAGATTCAGTTGAATTCAGCTTATGGAGCACTTGGTAATCAATGGTTTAGATACTATGATTTACGCAATTCTGAGGCAGTTACAACCGGAGGTCAATTAGCAATTCGATGGATTGAAAAAGCCTTAAATGATTACCTCAACAAGTATCTAGATACAACTAATTATGATTATGTCGTTGCTATTGATACCGATTCTGTTTATCTCCGTTTAGGAAAATTTGTTGATAAGTTTATCAAATCCGATAATAAGAATAAGATTTGTGATCTTATCAATAAGGTAACAAAAGAAGTATTTGAGCCATACATCACCAAATCTTATGAGGAACTAGCAGACTATGTAAATGCCTATGAGCAGAAAATGTTTATGGGACGAGAGGTCATTGCAGATAAAGGAGTCTGGACAGCTAAGAAACGCTATGCCCTCAACGTATACGATTCAGAAGGGGTTCGATATAAGAAGCCTAAGATGAAAGTTATAGGTCTGGAGATTGTCAAATCCTCTACACCTGCGAATGTTCGAGGTAAACTTAAAGAAGCAGTTAATATAATGTTAACAGGAAATGAACGACAATTACAAGACTTGGTGCATAAATATAAGAAAGAATTTCGTACTTTAGATATACCCGATATTGCATTTCCGAGAGGATTAACTGATTACTCAAAGTATGAACACGCCGAGAAGTCTGTGCCGATACACGCACGAGCGGCTAAAGTGTATAATGCTTTACTAAAGAAACACGATATTAAGAATGCTGAGAAGATTGGAGATGGTGCGAAGTTAAAGTTCATTTACTTGAAAACACCTAATCCTTTTGACAGTAATGCGATTGCTTTTCTTGACGGACTCCCATCAGAGTTCGGGGTAGAACAATGGGTAGATTATGATACGCAATTTGAGAAAGCGTTTATTTCTCCGTTAGAGGGAGTTCTTCATCCTGTTGGTTGGGATTGGGAAGAAAAGAGTACGCTTGAATCATTTTTCAAATAGAAAATAGATATGGCTAAAATAGATTTAGAAGGAGTAGCAGGAGCATCCTCGAGTGAAAGTTGGGAAGGCTTTACAAAGAACTTTCAGGAGAATATTGCTAACCTCAGAAATAGAGCAAAGTTCGGACAGATAGAATCCGATCAGGAATTTTCACTTGATGAAGATGGATATATTGTCGGAAGCATTTGGTCAGAAGCAATTGCCGCTCAATTAATGGATTTAAATGGATTTCAGGCAACAACTGCTCGAATAGACGCCCTAATTGCAGGACGAGAAATTTATGGAGAAGGATCAGTTCCTACTGACCATAGTTTAGTCGCCAACGTGTTGGGTTTCGAGACAAAACAATTTGTAAAGATGTTTCCTAAATATCCAATTATTTATTTCACCCGTTGGGGAAATTTACGTAAACCTTTTGACTTACAGAAATTAAGAGACAATCCAGTAAAAGCATAAAAGACTTGACTTATTTAAGTTGAAGGAGTATAATTGTATACTTAACTTATATTATGAAGGAGAAAAATGAGTGATTCTATTGTTGCACAAAAGAAATTAATGGATCGACTGCATAAAGCAGGTTCTATTAAATCTACTCAATTAACAAAGTCCTCTCTATTTACAGAGAAAGATGTAATCCCCACAGCCGTACCTATGGTCAATGTCGCATTAAGTGGCAGACTTGACGGTGGTCTAACGAATGGTCTGACAGTCCTTGCCGGTCCATCAAAGCATTTCAAAACAGCATTTGGTCTATTGATGATGAAAGCATATATGGATAAATATCCAGAAGCTATTTGTCTATTTTATGATTCTGAATTCGGAACTCCAGAACATTATTTTAGTTCTTTGAAGATTGATACCGACAGAGTTATACACATTCCAATTAAGAATGTCGAAGAGTTAAAATTTGATCTTGTCAAACAACTTGAAGAAATCGGAACCGAAGATAGAGTTTACGTTATGATTGACTCTATTGGTAATCTAGCATCTAAGAAAGAACTGGATGATGCCAGAGATGAAAAATCTGTAGCCGATATGACTAGAGCAAAACAACTCAAGTCACTATTCAGAATGATAACTCCGTATTTGGCAATGAAAGATGTTCCATTAGTTGCAGTCAATCATACATATCAAACTCAGGAAATGTTTTCCAAAGCAGTCGTATCTGGTGGTACTGGAGTATATTACTCCGCAGATAACATTTGGATTATTGGTAGACAGCAAGAGAAGAAGGGAACAGAAATTGAAGGATATAATTTTATTATCAACGTAGAGAAATCCCGATTCGTCAAAGAGAAAAGTAAAATTCCTATTTCAGTAACTTGGGAGGGTGGTATTAAGAAGTGGTCCGGATTATTAGATGTTGCTCTTGAAGGAGAATTTGTTGTTAAACCCACTATGGGATGGTATTCAAAAGTCAATATGGAAACGGGCGTAGCCGAAGAAAATAAAGTTCGAGCCGCCGCAACTGAAACCAAAGAATTTTGGGATGGAATAATTGATCATCCAAAATTTACGAAATATGTAGAAGAAAAGTACGCTATGGGATCCAGATTACTTCAATCCATAGATGCAGATGAGTGAACAAACTATGTCCGATGTCTTTTATGTAAAGACTAAAGATAAGACAACATTTGCAATATATGACTTGACACTATCCGATGAGTGCGATATAATATCTTTTGGTTATAATTTCATTGATGAAAATCCGCGAGACAAGTCTCATTATGATAAAGAGGTCTGTTTAATTGTGGAAGAACAAGTGGATAAAGCTATTAAATTGGAAATAGATAATGCTGAAAAAAGGCAAGATACGTGAATATTGAAACCACTATAATATCGAATCTCCTACATAATGAGGAGTATGCTCGAAAGGTAATTGTATTTTTAAAGGATGAGTATTTTATGGACGCCTCAGAGAAGGTGGTGTTCTCTGAGATACAGAAATTCTGGACAAAATATAATAATGTTCCATCAAAAGAAGCACTTCAAATTGCTGTGGATGAGAAAGATGATATTAGTTCCACAGTATATGAAGAAGTACACGCATTAATCGAGGGACTCGGACAAACAGATAGTAATAGAGAATGGCTCCTGGACGAAACCGAAAAGTTTTGTAAAGACAAAGCCGTCTATAATGCTATTATGGAGTCAATAGAAATTATTGACGGAAAGCATAAGAAGAAAAGAAACGATGGGATTCCCGACTTATTGTCTGATGCTCTATCAGTATCATTTGATACTCATATTGGACACGATTTTTTAGAAGATTCCGATGAACGATTTGAATTCTACCACTCAACAGAAGAGAGGATTCCATTTGATATTGAATATCTGAACAAGATTACAAAGGGTGGAGTTACTCGTAAATCACTAAACATTATAATGGCTGGTACTGGTGTAGGTAAGACAATCGGTATGTGTCATATGGCTGCCTCCAATATGAGCGTGGGAAAGAATGTTCTGTACATCACAATGGAAATGGCAGAGGAGAGAATTGGAGAACGTATTGATGCTAACCTTCTTGATATTGAATTGAATCGCCTGAAAGATTTGACTAAAGTAATGTACGATAGAAAGATGGAGCAACTCAAACAGAAGGTCAAAGGGAAGATAATCATTAAAGAATTTCCTACATCACAAGCACATACAGGACATTTCAGGCACCTATTAAACGAATTATCGTTAAAGAAAGATTTCAAACCAGATATTATTTATGTTGATTATTTGAATATCTGTGCATCTCAACGATTAACGGGAGCAAGTTCTGTTAATTCATACACTTATGTCAAAGCAATAGCAGAGGAGCTTAGAGGTCTGGCAGTTGAATTTAACGTGCCCATTTGGTCTGCCACCCAGACCACACGTTCAGGTTTCGGCAGCTCGGATGTGGGACTAGAAGATACTTCCGAATCCTTTGGTTTGCCGGCGACTGCCGATCTCTTTATTGCTATTATCCAGACAGAAGAATTAGAAGGTTTGAACCAAATTATGGTCAAACAGTTGAAGAATCGATACAATGATGTTGCTATATTTAGGCGATTTGTTATCGGTATTGACAAAGCCAAGATGAAATGGTATGATGCAGAGCAATCGGCCCAAGAGGACATCATCGGAACTACTTCTATAACCTCAAGTTCTCAGCCACACGAAAAAGCAGAATCACAATTTTCTGGATCCAACAAAAAGAAGGCATTTAAGGAATTTAAAATGTAACGTCTGATTCTTATAAATATGTAGAGTTAGATTATATTCATTTATAGGAACATATGGTAAGATTTTTAAAATACTTGACAGAAAAGAAAGAACTCTCAACAGCAGAGCAAATAGAAAAGGATGAATTGGCACTCAAGGCTTACGTTGCATCCAAACTTACAGAAGTCGGCATCAAACCTACTGAATCAGGTCGTCCACCGGGTTATCGCCATATTAAATTCCCTGCCATAATGCCGGAGTTCAAAGAAGAGACTTGGAAAACCGATTTACAAGGACTGACTGCCGGAGAACAATTGATCTCGAAGTGGGGCCTTAAGATTGCACGTCGGGATCCGGGCAAATTCAAAGTCTCTAAAAGATATAACTCCATATTTGTACTTAGTGTAAGTAAAGCTATTGATGTCGGCACATCCCAGAAGCCAAAAACAATACCTAAAGGAACAGAAATAGGTTGGGTAAACTCTGAAATGTCGCTGGTTCCAGGTTCAGGAAAAGGATCAATCGTCCTATTCGCAAATAAAGTCTTAGCACCCGATAAGCTCGGCACGAATGGTCAAACGTGGAATATTGCTGGACTCACAAGTGCCACGGAGACGGCGTTAAAAAATAAATGGCCCGCACCCCCCGGATCCAAAATATCAAAACCAGCGTCGATGTTGATTGACTTATTGCACGCCTCGAATACAAAAAGTGACACTATTTCGTTGAGCGGTATGGATTTTGATGAAAAAGATTATCCAAAAATATCAGCAGATTTCGGAGAAACTCTTTCCGCTATTTGGGTGATGCAAGCAAAGAATTTCACAAAAATATACTTTCCTGATTCCGTTAATAATAAACTAATCGATTTCTATGGAATCAGAACAATGCCGAAATTTGGAGAAGTGAAGTATCCTTTTTCTGTTAAGTCCGGTAAAACTGGTGGTAAGGTTACTGTTATGAATATCATTAAGGCTATTAAAAGTCGAGCCAAAACAAGGGACTACAACACAGATGGTGAAATAGCCTATCAAGTATTCAAGATAGTAGAAGAAAATACTATGAAAAACCAAATGATTGAACTTCATCGATGGATGATGACGAATAATATAAAAAAATTAGCTAAACTAATGGGCATAACTGTTGATCAGATAACTGTGGAAGAAATTGATAAGTGGACGAAAGAGCAAAACAGAGTCAAAGCAGATGTATATGCGGCAAATGTAAAGGGAGGAGATAAGAGAGGAAAGACCTATTCTGTACAGAGGAAATTCAAACAGGGGAAAAAAGAAAGTAATAAAGATTTTGAAAAACGTGAAAAGGATGGGAAAAGGGAATTATACGAAAAGAAAGATGATATGTCCAAAGATAATCATCTCCTGAGAAAAAAAATGGCAAGGTGGCACGCAATGAAGGGTGGAAGTCAGCCAAAAGATGCGACACTAAGAGGGCAAGACCTTCAACGATTTGTAATTACTTCATTGGGCGAAGCCATACATCCCATATTAAACAAATCTAAAGGAATGAAAGATTCATTGACTAATGTTGCTAGACAAGTAGCAATGGTACAGATAAATGTAAATGTCAAAGAGAAGACTCTAACATTTATTAGCAGTTTTTTCAAAACAGCGGACTTTAAATTCGCTTGGGCAGGATATTC